CTTTTTAGGTTGATTTTTTGGTTCTTTCTTATCATCCTTTTTAGGTTGATTTTTTGGTTCTTTCTTATCATCCTTTTTAGGTTGATTTTTTATAATTAATCCAACAGTTCTCATTTTTTCCTCCTATTATGCAGTTGGTGCTGCTTTATGATGTAAGTAGATTCCAGCTACTTTATTTTCATAAACATCAGCAAGTCCATATTTTCTATAACCGAACTTCCAAGCATCAGCAGTTTGATTTTGTTCTGGTGTAACTACTTTTGGAGCAATATGTTTGTTATATTGCATTACAGCATCCTTTTGGATAATCATAAAGTTGATATCAGCACCATTAGTGTCTCCAGTTTCAGAGCCTTTTGCATGTCTTTTATATCCACCTTTAGTTTCACCACTTGATTTACCATCTAACATATCTATTGCAGTATAGAATCTTGTTTGTGGAACTAAAATAACTTGTTCAAATCTAGATAATACTTCTTTTGATTTAGTGTTATCTAAGTCATCAATAAGTCCTTTCAAAGTTGGAGTAATGAATAGATATCTTCTTTCGTAAGTTACTTCGTCTTCATCCATTTTATTTGTTCCTGCTCTTAAAGCACTAATTACATCAGCACCTGTTGATAGAGTAGCTGGTGTTGCAACTTTTGAAATACCGCTTGTTCCAGCATATGTAGCGAATCTAAATGCGTCACCTTCTGGAGCAACTTTAGTTCTGATAAATTCACTTGCTAATTTACCATAAGCAATTCCAGCTGTTTCTTCATTGTCCATTGCATCAACACTGAACATTCTACCTCTTTCATAATTAAATTTAACAGTTTCGTTTGTTAATGTTACATCTCCATTTGTGTAACCACTGTTTCTATCATAATCACCTAAAGCGTCCATATCAATTTTAGGAATTATGATTTCGTTTGCATTAGCTCCTTCTTGTGCTAGTGAAGAGTCACTATCTAATACTGAAGTTAACGCAGCTTGTTTGTACACTTCATCAAGTAAAGGTACATACTTTTTGAATTTTGTAATATTATTTGCCATTATAAATCATCTCCTTTTCCATTTTTGGCAATAAAAAATGAGATTTATTTCAATCCCATTATTTTTCGCATTTCTGCAAGTTCATCTTTTTGTTCTTCTTTTCCATCATCACCAATTTTATAACCTTTTTTATTTTCCTCAGTTTTTGAAATTAGTTCTGGAAAATCTTTTAATAGATCTTCAATTTCAGTATTTAATTTACTTTCATCTAATGATCCATCTTTGTCAAGAATATTCTTTTTATCTACGAGTCTAACTGCCCTAGTGATTTTTTCTTCCTTGACATTTTTTCTTAATAAAGCATTCTCAATTTTGGCATTAACTGCTTCAAGAGTTGCTTTTTCAGCTCTCTTAATAGCTTCTTGTGTTTTTTCATCAACACTTTTGTTTTTTTCTTCATCTTCTCTTGCTTTTGCAAGAATAGATTTAGCTTTTTCAACATCATCAATGCCTAAATCTTTTAATTGCTTTGCTAAAGCTTTTTGTTCGTTTTTTAAACTAATATCATTTAATTCTTTATCTGTGTACTTTTTTTCTTCCACTTTTTTATCAGTTTCTTTAGTTCCCTCATCTTTAGCATTCTTTGTAGTATCTTTTGCTTCTTCTACATTAGAAGTCTGAACATTTTCTTGTTCCATTTTTTCTCCTTTTTCTTGTTGGATAAGGTCATCCACACTCCGTTTATTCGTACCGGTCAAACGATATTTTAGTGCATAATAAAAGTCGATATTTCTATCGACTTAATGTTTATAAGCACCATAGAATATATAATTGCCTAGGACTTGTTATCAATTACGATAACTAACTATATACTCTATGCTACCTATAAAGTAGCACTTATTATTTTCTCTTATTTAATACGTTTACTATTTCTCTATTTTCTAATCTTGTTTTCTCCAATTCTTGCCTAATTGCAGATAATACACACATGATAAAAAATAAAAAAACAGCAATTATTATTAGTATTGCTATCATATATTTTCTCCTTTTATATCAATGTATTTTCATCTAAGTCACCAGTATATAAACTATCATATGAAATCTTTAATTCAATGCATTTTTTTAATTTTTCCAAATAAGTTGCATCATCATCAAAAACATTTGTGTAATCATTATTTCCAAATATTTTTTTATATTCTTGTTCTGCTTTTTCTATTTCATTTTCTAGTTCAGTGTTCTCAATTTTAGATAATTCATTTAATTTTTGTATAAAATTCATTATATTCTCCTTTTAACAATCATTTTAAAATAATCATACGCATTTGGAAACATATCATTTATATAACTTAACTCTTCCATGTCCTTTCGAATACTTGCACTACCAAAATGTGCGAATGCTTCAGCAGTCAATTTTCCTTCATGTTTCCAATAATTATCAGGATGTTTATATTTTCCTACACATTTATTTTTAGTTATTCCACCAACTAAATCAGATATGCTTCCCATTTTAGGACTTTGTTTCATTGCTTTACTAATTTCTTTATAAGCTTGATCATCAGTTACATTATAACATCTTTTATATTTCTTTAAAACATCATTAAAATCATTTATTAATAATTGTTCAAATACTTTATCATTTGATATATTGCCAAAAAAATTATCTATGTTGTGTGACATTTCATGGAACAAAGTTTTATAACTACCTCTTGAATTAACAGCGTCCTTTTCTAAATTTATTTTTATATAATCAAACTTAGAGTTATATCTTGCTGTTCTTCTTGTTTTTATATTTTTAAATTTGAATTTATCTATATTATCATTCAATACTTTTTTCATTGTTGTAGGAGCATTGTTAATAACATTTTTTATTTGTGTATAATGTTTATTTGGAAGTTGATATAATTTCAATGGAGTTCTTTCATTTGTTTTTATTTCGTAAATATAGTCAACTATTTTTTTCTTTGCTATTTCCCATTTTGCTTTTTTATTTTTTGAATTACTTGTATTACTAGGAGCTAATAAACCATTTTCTAGCCTATCAAATCTTTTAATATTTCTATTAATATAATTCAATTCCTCACTAGTTAGTTCATTTATTCTATTGTTAATCCAATTAACATCATCTTCATATTCTTCATCGGTATAATCTTCCATATCTTCTAATTCTGGATAATAAGTTGTTAATCCATGGCGACAGTTTGGATGCAAAAAACCCTGTTTCATTGCATCACTCAATAACATATACTTCCCATCTTTTTTAGTTCCACCAGAATAGACATCATCAATAAATATTTTATTCTCCCACTTTTGACATATAGGACAAGCACCACCATGAGAAGTGGACTTAACTAATACTCTACCTATAGATTTTCTAAAATCGCCTTCGCCCATTAGTTGAGCTCTTAAACTAGCAGTTCTAACAGCCATTTGAGAATAACTGGCAATGTTTACTCTTCTTCCATCTTTATATTCTATACAATTAAAACCCCTATTTAAGAAGTCTTTATTTGCTTCATCGATTGCAAGTTTAGTTTTTTGTAATTCAGTTAATTCTTTGGTTGCCATATTAGCAGCTTGCTTTTCTGTAAAAACTCCATTGGCAACAAAAAAAGCGCTTTTATGAATAACTTGTCTATATTGATCATTAGCCATTCTTAAAACTGCTGTATTAGCTGTTTTTAAATCATTATTTACTACTTTTATTAAAGCATTGACTTTTCTACCATTCGTTCTAAAAAAACTGTGATTCATTATTTTATTAGGTTTTAGGCTCTTACCCATTACTTTGTTATATTGATTAATTGCTTTAATTGAACCTTCTTTAAGCTCATTATTTAAGTGCTTAGATATTTCTTTAGGTAGTACCTTAGTATAACCACTTATGATATTCTTATTCTCTCTTTGATACCTTTTTAGTTCCTTTAATTTTTCTGCTTGCCATTGAGAATATTTGAATCCAGTTTTATCTTCCTCTTTAAGATGTCTTTTATAATTTCTTTTCATTGAAGATATCAATTCCATTTCCATATCTTCATACAATTTTTTGATATTATAATCATTCATTAATTATCACTACTTTGAATTATTTTAATATCAGAATACTTACAATTAACTGTTGTTGATACTGTATTATCTTTTTTCTCAGTAAAACTCACTCTTTCATTACCATCCCAATTAGATATGCTAAAATAAGTTATGTTTTCATAAGTCTTACCATCATATTTAATCTTTAGTCCTTTTATTGGTTTTTCTTTACTCTCTATCATTTGTATCACCTACCTTTGCATTTAATATATCTTCATTTTCAATTAAATCCAAATCATCATCAATTGATGGTTCTTCCATATCTACAATGCCTTGCTCATTTTTTATTCTTTGAACTTCTTCTTGTTTCCATTTATCATCCTTAGTATCTCCGTAAAGTTCTTCTACACTAGTTTCTATACTCATGATTCCATTTGTTTTAGCTTTTCCTATTGTTTCAATTTGAGCTTCAAAAGAAGGATTAGCATAACCACCAAATGAAGCAGTTCCTTGAATATCAGTAATTTCATTTTGATTCATAGTATCATACACTTTAAATGTTATGTTAACCATATCATTTATAACTTTTGTTAACACTTCAACAATTTGATTTCTCTTATATAGCGTTGTCTTTTCTTTTTCTCTTGTTGCTTCTGCATTATCTATCTTCTTTGTATCAATTCCTAAAGTGCTAGGACTAATTAAACCAGTTAAACATTGATCCAATGCAGTAATATATGTACTTAATAATGCTTCATATTGTATTTGTCCCTGCGTTGTTTCTATTTTATTCTTACTTGAACCATCTTCTGAAATTGTTTCTTCAACTGATATAAAGTCATTATCTAAATCGCTACCCCTTAATAATAACCCGGTTTCTGGATCTCTTGGTAATAATGATTCAGGAATATAAGTTTTAATTTGTCCTTTTCTTAAAGCTAGCATCCATTGTGACCACACTTCATCAAAGGCATCAAAGTTATCCAATTTTCCATCAAATAATGATTTTCCTCTACCGATATATTTTTTTGATTTTCTAAACATAACTGGAAGTGCCATCATAAATTCATTAGTATTTGTAACTGTCTTATATTTATTAATTAATTCTGGATAATCTTCTATCTTGCATTCTTTTCCTTCTTTATTAACTAACTTATAAGTTATATCTTTTTTTGAATATCTTTCAAGAAGTGTATATCTTTGTTTATTAATTAATTTTTTAGTTTTAAATATAACAGCAATTAGTCTTCCCCTTTCATATTCAAAATCAACTCTTGAACCATCATAATATTCAATGATTGGATATTGACTTATATCAGTATCAATAGACCACTTAAAAGCTCCATCTCCACACACTAATGCTCCTACTACTGAATCTCTTAATAATGCTTTAGGATTGTTTTCTTCTGCTATTTTATTCCATTCTTCTTGTCTATCTCCGGCTTCAATTTTATCTAAGTCATCTGTAGAAATATCAGCCAATGTATCTACTATCATTGAAGGTAATCCAGTGTGTATTTTTCTTATGTTCATTCCCACTGTAGGTTTGCTGCCCCAAAAGTGCTTATTTCCAAGCCTATCATTTAATTGTTCATATAGTTGTTGTATTTCATTTGGATCACCCCTATACCATATGTTATTAATAAATGCTTGGCTTTCATAATTATTTAATTGTTCAATATCTATTTGTACTGAATCAGGACTTTTAATTTCTAACCAATTTCTTATCATATTTTTCATCCATCCCATCTTTATCACTCTCCAGTGTCTGCATCTTTTATCATTTGCTTAATTATTTCCCAGTTACCTATTAATTTCTTAAATGGTAACCAAGCATATTGACAACCTTGTATATGATGGTCATTTCCATCTTCAAGTTGCCCATCTTCTGTAAAACTATATACGTTTGTTTCATCTATGTAATTTTTACACGTTTCTACAATTAAAAAGTCTTCGGTATTTAACCAAGACTGTTGTAATTGAACTCTCGTTAAGTTCTTTGTTTTTTTCCACGCGCCTTCAAATATGTAAATACATCCAGTTTTTCTTTTGTATTTTTTTGCTTCTGCTATTGTTCCAGCATCAGCATTATCTATAAAAATGTATCTTGCAAATCCCCATTTGCTTTTACATTTCTCAGCAAAATTAATTAATTTAGGTATAACATCTGATGGAGCAAATGGTATTTCTCTGTCTTTGTTGTTGTATCCTTCTTCCTCTAGTAAAATGCATTTTCTATCTTCTGTTATTCCTATAAATTCAAATGTAAGTTTATCGTGTGATTTCTTTGAGTAAGATGTATCACATCCTATTGCAAATCTTATAAACTTTCTTTTCTTTTTAGGTTCTACTTCTTTCCAGTCCTCAAACATTGCTTGTTTTTCACTTATTATGTGTTTACCAGCAATTATATTGAATACCAGTCCTGTAGCTTTTCCCCTTAATCCTTGTATTTTGTTTTTATATAATTTAGTTCCAACTGGTACAGATTCTATTATTTGTTTCTTCTTCTCATCAGTTAGACTTAAATTATGATTAAATGTAAAATACCACCAAGTCCAATCAGCAACTTGAGGTTCTTTTAACAGTTTTAATAATTCTATTGGTCCATCATTTTTATATTTATCTATTGGTCTAGATTTATTAACAAATTCTTTATAGCACTCTTTATTTGGATCATCTGGATTCATTGTACACAGTCTATAATCAGCTCTCATAAATGCTTCTCGTACAAATTCCATATCAGCAATATTAAACTCATCTATGAATAATCCATACACTTGGCCACCTAAAGCTTTCTTCCAACGAGCCTTATTATCATATCCCAGTACATAAATTATCTTATTTCCATTTTGAGTGTGAAAGAGTATGTGTGGAAGACTTATCTTACCTTTTCCATTAGGATTGTATTCTACACATCCACCTTCTTTATAATCTCCAAATATTTCAATTAATCCTTTATCAGAATTGATAATGTTTTTTTCAATTGTTCCTAAATCAAGCCCTGCTATAATACTAGGTTTTGTTCCTTTATAATTAGCAACTTTAAACATAAATTTAGGAATACCTACAGTTGTTTTTCCAGCGAATGTAGTGCCTTCAAGAAATTCAGTACTACAATCATATTTTAAGAAATCAATGTATTTCTCACTTAATGGAAATTCACTATTCACCTTTACCACCTAATTGTTTTGAAATAGATGATAATATTTTAGTCGCATTAGGATTCTCAACACTAACTTCATCTTTAGGTTTTTCACCAACAGTGTCTCTTAATGAATTAAAAGCTTGATAGTCGCCTTTTAAAGCTCTTTGCCACATAGCAATTATCATAGCCATTTGATTATCTATGTTCTCATCATCTATGCCTAATTGTTTAAACATAGTTCTAATCGTCTTTCCAGTCTTATCTCTAACATCTGGAAATGGTAAGGATAATAACAATAATATCTGGTCTTTCATCAATTTTTTCTTTCTTCTTACTTCTCCAGATTTAATTCCACCATTGCGACCTTTTCTTTTCGCTTCATCTGTGCTTTGTATTGGTTTTAAATCACTTGCACTCACTGCTATCATCTCCTTCCATCATTTTTACAATTAATTTTAAAATAAAAACAACCATTTAAGGTTGCTAACAATATCTTTAATAGATACTATACCAATGATATAAAGGCTGACATTTAGTTAATCACTCTAAATGTTATGCTGATTATTGCTTCCTAGTGGTTAATTTCTCAACTCTTAACCTAAACCTTATGCTAGATAACTTTTATATATCATCAGTACATTACCTATTAAAGGCAATGTTTATTTATCAATAAGACAAATAAAATTAGAACTTCTAGTGCCTTTATAAGCACCATATTGAATAAATATAAAGGATTTTATTAGTGTTTTGTTTGCAATACTCAACTAAACTCTTTTGATAGATTTCACATCACCTGTACTTCGTGTTTTAGTGAATTATAAGTCATATTAACCTTAACTATCAACATGCGACTTTTTATATATTTACTCAATATGCTACCTATAAAGAAAACGCTTAATATTGGTTGCTCTCCCTAGATTCGAACTAGGACATCACAGATTCAAAGTCTGTCGCCTTACCTTTTGGCTAGAGAGCAATATAAAGGAAAGTACGAAAGGAGTTATACTTTCCCGTTTATTAGAAAGGAGGTGAGTCTATACTCACGCAATATCTCTATTGCAATTAGAGTTTATCAAATAATTTACTACACTTTCACTACACTTTTAACATTTTTTTAATTTTTTTATAATATTTCCAAATTTGTGTTGTACCGTTTGGTTTAATATCTTCTGCAAAATTTTCATCAGCTATTTCATTTACTGCTTGTGTGGGTGTTCTTCCTGAAAGAATTTTAAAATACAATCTGTATTCAATACTATTTTCAGACATTTTTAAAAGTGTTGCTTTTATTTTTTCTATTTGTCTTTCTTTCTCTTTCGCTTTTTTGATTGCATCGTCGTTATCAATCAATTTTAATATTTCTATTTCTTGTAATAAATCATTAATATGTGGTATACAATCCATTTTTTCACCCCTAAAATGCTAATTCATCATCTAAATCATCTAAAATAATTTGCTCGCCAAATTCCTCAAATGGATCTGATGATTGCTCTGTAGTATTTTCTTCTACATTATCATTTCTTTTATTACTTAAAAATTGAACATTGCTAGTCATTACTTCAAATGATGTTCTATTATTTCCGTCTTTATCAGTATAACTACTCATACTAATTGAACCATCAACTAATATTAAACTTCCTTTATTTTGATAACTAACAAGGTTTTCAGCAGACTTGCCCCATACAGTTATTGGTATAAAATCTGTTCCCTCATTCATTCTATTTACAGCCAAATTGAATCTACAATATGATTTGCTATTACTTGTTGTTCTTAATTCCAATTCGGTAGATATTCTGCCCACTAAAATTACTCTATTGAACATTATTTAATCACCAATTTACCTTTCTTATCAATAATTCCATATCTAGTTAGTATTTCTTCTACTTCCTCTTTAGTTTTAGCAATGCCAATATGTGCTTTTACCATTTTAACTAAATCATTAAGTTCGTTTATTTTATTAATCATTTCGTTTTCAAGACTTTCAATTTCATCATTTTTAAAGTCACTATTAATAAAATAACCAAATTCACAAATTGATGTTTTATGTTGTAATTCTTTTTGATAACCACTTAAACCTTCTAAAGTTTCTTTTGCTTTTTCAATTTCCTCGTCTGTAAATTGTGAAATATATAATTTTTGCAAATCATCTTTACATTTTTGTGTTATTTCATCATATTGTTTTTTTATTGAACTTTCATTTCTAATCTTTTCTATTTTTTCTTTTGTTTCTTTCTCAATACTTTCTCTATGCTTATTTGCATATAAATCAATTAAATTAATACTTTCTATCATTTTATTTCCTTCTTTCTTATTAAATTTTCCTAATACATATTTTTCATAAAGCTCTGCACAATTTATTGTATTTGGTGCATATAAATCATCTACTGTTATTTTAATTTTGTTTGTTGGTATTTTTAATTCTTGTTCTTTTATTGGTCCGAAAAATGTTTGGTCATACGCGCAATCAGGGAATTCATCAAGAATAACTAGTCCATTTTCCCTATATCCTATAACCGTGTAGAAATTTCCTATTTTTATATTTTGAAAACCATATCTATCAATACATTTTACTTTCTCACCAATTTCAAAGTTTTTCATTTCCATACCTCATTACATATTAAATCAAAACCTGTCGGCTCTAATCGGTTTATTAGCTCTTTAAATTCATCTTTTGCACTATCATTTAGTTGATTACCATATTTATCAAACCATTCTTTAAAATCTTTATAATCACTATATTCATATTCATACCAAGCATCATCAATCTTATCTCTGCTATCTTTTTCTTTTTTTACTTCTTCAATAATACTTGATGAACATGTCAACTGTGAGTTTAATATATCTGCATATATTTTTTTAGGTACTTCTTTTATTTCCTTATCTGTTTTTCTCCCAACATATTCAATCAAATCAGTACTTTTTTCATTAATAACAATATCATCTTCGTTAATATCAAATCTTTTCATTAGATGTTTTGCATATTTTTCTTTGAAATCATTATCAAGTTCAATATTTGCATCTTTGATATATTCTCCATTGCTATCTTTAGCATTTTGTAGTAATTCTCTTATTGCTTCTTCAATCCCCCAACTAGATACATAATTTCTTGATAAACTCAACTCATACTTCTTCATTTGTTCACCTCACTAAACCACTTATTAGTATCAAATTTTTCACTTATACAACCTGTTCCATTACAATGTGGACACACATGTTCTTTATTGATATAATTAATTATTTCTTTTTCCATTTTTTCTATTTTTTTAACTAATTCTTTAAAATTACTTGCATATAAATCTTTTAAAGTCCAAGTTTTATCATTATTATGATTTATCCAACATAAAATACATATTTGTCTTTGATTATTTGTAACTACACTAAATCTCCAAGTATAATCATCTTTTACTATTGCATAATTTAAATCAATATTTCTTTTTATGTAATCAGTTAATATTTGAAATAAATAATCTTTACATAATACACATGGCTTGGTTAATTCTTTAATTGGTGTTGGTGTTAAACAATTATCTTTTAAAGAAAAATTAATTTTATTTATCAAATAAACATCTTCTTTTCCTCTTGAATACCAGCCATGAGAACTTTCAATTCTTTCTTTATGTTCAAATGGAACGTCATCATCAATAACACCAATTTCTTCAATTTCTAATTCTATATCTTTCAAAATTTCTTTTTCTTCATATGTATATTCATATAAATCGCTTTCAACCAAATTTTTATATTTATCTTTTGAATGTTCATCTACTACTAATGGAATTGTTTCGTTATACAAATCTTTATTTTTTAAAGTCCATCTTTCATTGATTTTAATAGTTTCTTTTTTCTGTAATAAAGTTGGATATTCATCAATAACATACCAATAATCATTAAAAGTTTTTTGAATTTCTTTTCCATTCATTAAGTGTTCACTTGCATAACAATACTCATCAAATTTATATAAGCATTTATCTTTTGTTTTAACTAATTGTATTTTCATTTTTTTCTCCCTTCATATATTTTTCTTGATAATAAGGGCAAAATTTACAACAAGAACAATATTCAAGACATTTTTTATCTTCGCCAATTCGTTCTTGAATTTCGTATACACCTGGATAATCTTTTTCTAAATTATCTAAATGTTTTTGTGCTTCTTCTAATGTTTCATGTATTTTAGTTGCCCTTTTATTACCTTTTTTTATAACTACATATTTATTTCCATTGTTCCATCTTTCTTCCATGTTACACATTGGAAGTTCTTCATCTGAAACATTTTCGTATTTTTTTAATTCTAAGAATCTATTTTTTATAAATTCTTCTATATCTTTAAAATCTTTATCAGTAAATTTAAAATTTAATTTTTGAACTTGAAATTGTGGATATTCTCTATCAAACTTTGCTTTTGATTTTTGCCAATCACGAAGTAATGCAATTATTTGACCTTTATTAATTTCAAATCCCAATTTTCTAAATAACCAAGCATAAATCAATAATTGTAGCCTATAATCTTCAAAATCTTTTTTTAATATTTTAAATGTACTTGTTGTTTTGTAATCAATAATTGTTTTTGTGGCAATATCAACCAAATCAGCCTTACCACTTAAGAAATATCCTTTTAATTCATCGCAAATTATTTCTAAGTCTTGCTTTAAATATTCTTCTTTAAATTGGTTATCGCTTTCTTTGGAATTTTCTAGTATTGAATGAAATGCCGTTCCAAATAATGCCCATATCAACTCACTACAATCTTGTTCTATTTCGTCATTGTATCTTCTTTTTAAGATAACTTGTCTAACTGGGTTAAGCATTGTTGTTACTGAATATTGATGTTCTTTTGGTTGATAATCACTACATAATGCGTTGTATATTGGTTCTGGCAAATTAAGTTTATTTGTTAGTGCCATTATTCACCAACTTTCGCCTTTAATTGTTTAATTAATGATGTACCCTGTGCTTTAGTTAATTTGCTTGGCATTTCAGTGGATGATGTTATACCTAGTTTTTTATATACTGCTTTTTTTAGTTCCTCATGGTCTTTAAGTAATATTCTTATTGCAGTAATTTGACCTTCTTCTATCATTTCTACTGGCTTGTCCATTTTCTTTATTTCTTCCTTTTTAGCAGTTGTTTTAGGATAACCATAACTAAATACAATATTACCCTTACTATCTGCTATTTTAATCTTTTCTATTTTTTCAGTTTCTTCATTTGTTGATATTTCAGCAACTGTAAATTTTTCGTATTTATTAGCTAAATCATATTTACCTTTATCATTTTTCTTTGTAGGAACACTAGCAAAATAAAATATTCTTGTATATAATTCTCTACCTATACCAACATTAAATCCTGCCCTTTTAAATGCATCACTTGCTTCACCTTTTTCCTTTTCACTAAAAGTTTCAGTTCCACAATCACATTTATCAATCCATTGTTGTTCAGCTTCATCATAGATTGATATCGTGCAAAATAAATTTCCTTTTATTTCTTCATATCTATCTTTCCAACCAAAAATTCCAAATGTTTCATCAAGTATTCTTTTATCACATCTACTATCTTTGTAAAGTAACAATTGTGCACCTTTTTCGGTTATCTGCTGCACTCTAATCTCGATTTCTTCCGGTTTCAAACATCTTATTTTCTTTTCCACTATTTCACCTCTTCTTTTTTAAATTGATATAATTTATAAAACTTTCCATCTAATTTATTTAATTTTCTATTATCTCTAATACCACTTGTAACTTTTGAAAAGAAACTATCTATACAACGTTTCGTTGTATTAAAGTACTTAGCACATTCATATCTATTTTCAAAAATGGCTATTATATTATCATCCTCATCATACATAGCAATAAACATTAAACATCACCTTTTTCATTCAGTTTTATAAATTTTTGTACTAATCTTAATAAATCTATTTTAGTCATTTTTACATACTGAATTTTATTTGTTTTCTTTTGTTCAAAATCAGTTTTAATTATTTCTTGAATCAGCCAATCTTTGCTATAATCAATGTTTTTACTCAACATCTTCTGTCCTCCCAACATTGCTCACAAATAATTCCTATACCACCATTTATTAACCCCTCAGTATCAACTTTGTAATCATCCAGCATTTCTTCATTGCATAGTGGGCAATATTCTTTATCTTCCTCTATTTTCATATTGCAATTGTATTGTTTTTTTTAATTGTGCTGGCGTTAAATTAATTTTACATTCATAAAAATAACGTATTATTTCTTCTGTTGTTTTTTCTTGTAATAACTTATTAAATTCAATTTTTTTCATAATTTGTCTTCTCCATTATTGCCCCGTTTAGTTAAATCAATTAGTTCTATCATTTGTTTTCACCTTCGATTTATTTTCTAAATTAATTAAAATTTTCTGCAAAATATCTTGTATAGATTTCACTCTATCTTCCGCCTTTCTTATTAAACTTGTTTTCTAAGTATGATTTTTCTTGCTCTGTAAGTTTTGGTGCTTCCTTATATGTCTTAGTATCCATATCGTAAATTAGACCTACCATCTTACAACTATTTCCTTTTGTTTTTATAACTTCTACAATTCCATCACATTTTTCAATGTTATATCCTGAATTAAATAATGCCCTTTCAATTTCTTCATACTCATTGCTAGGTAATATATCAGTTCTAATAATCGAACAAATATTAGCACTCTTATTTGCAATATTTTGTGTTCCTGCTATATCAAAAATAGTTAGTCTGCATTTCATAAATTGAGTTTTTCTTGGGTGAGCAACTAAATTAATGATTACATTTTTATCTCTAGCAAATCTTTTAAACATTTCTACTATTTTTGTCTGCTCTTCTAGCTTTTCACTGTTATCTAATTGCATGAAATTATCTATAAAAAATATTCTTACTCCCTGTTTATAAGCATAGTCCATTGTTTTTATCATATTAGTTATAGTATTATTTGTAGTTTCATTGTCATATACAAATAAATTATTTCTATAAATGTTATCAAAATAATCTATTACTTCATCTTTTGGTTTAACATCATATATTTTTGGATTATGATCATCTGTTATAAATTCTAATTGCTGTTTAGTACACATGCCAACATATAAATAATTTTTAAACTCACTAGATGTTTGTTCTCCACTAAAATAAAATATTTTTTTATGTTGTTTTAAACTTTCCTTAGCAAATTGAATCATTAAAGTTGTTTTTCCATGATTTGTAATACCACTCCATAAACTTAATTTTCCATATTCAATTCCTTTTAATAAATAATCCAATTCTTTTATATTGGTATATTCTCTTTCTACTTTTACATTAATTTTGATATCTTGTGCAGTAAGTAAATTTGAATTATCATTATCATCAGTACCAATAATATTCATTTCATCACAAAATGTCTTGTAATTAATTGCGTCTTCCATCATTTTATTGAAATATAAATTTATCTTTTGCTTGTAATAGTCAGACTTTATTTTTTTGTAATAACCAAAAATGTTATTGCAACTAACTTCATATTCCATACACTCTACAACAAAATTTATAGCCTTATCAGAGTTGCTTGTAGATGATGCAATTAACTGCGTATCTAGATATCCATATTGTTTATAAAGATTCTTTAACCAGACAAGTATTTTACTGTTTTTAAAATATTTTTCGTTTAAGTCAATTTCGTTTAGTAAGTCTGGTTTTAATAAGATACACGCAAATATTTGATATTCAACATCATTGTGTGTTTGCTCTGTATTCATTTAAATAACCCTCAAAATGTTCTGATGAAAACAATGTAGATGGTCTAAAATATTTAAAACTGGATTCGCCATTTTGAGTTGTAAATTCGTTTTCTACAAATTTTTTATAACCCCACCAAATAACATCTTTAAATTCTTCAATATCATATCCTTCTCTCAATCTAGCATTAATTAATTTTTGTGTTGCTTTAGATTGATATTTGTAAGAGAAAGGAATTTTTTTATTAAATCTATGATGTTCATTTACCACATTCATATAGCCAACGATTTCTTTGTAAGCTTCTAAATTAGATGAATTTTCAGAACTTTCTTTTATATTTTCTTTAACCAATGTTGTATTCAATGTGTAATCAATGGTATTGGTAGTGTCATTTTGACACTCTCCATCATTCCAATTTGACACAATAGATGTATCATTTTGACATTCTGATAATTCCATTTTGACACCACATATTTCACTCAAAATTTTATAATCTATCGTATACCAATTTGTTTTGTCAATTTTACTTTTATTTAAATTTTTTTTCTGTAAAACTCTTAACTCCATTAATTTTTTTATTGTTCTTTTAATTGTACTTTCACTAAAAAATGGTAGTTCAATTTGCATTTCACTATATGTTTTATACATCCATACTTCTTTATTTTTTGTTCGTTTAGAATTTAGCCAAAAATGGATGTATTGCAAAATAATTGCCTCATTTATGCCTATTGACATTGCCAAACTTTTATAAAAAGTAATAGGATGTTCATCTAATAAATATTTCATTTATCTTCCACCTCTTACTTTTTTAAAACTTTTTTTCTCAAATAATATTTGTTTTTTTGTTGCATCCATTTTACTCACCTTCTTTAACAGGTATCAATTTATCATTTTTCCAAACATAGTCTTTCAAATTCATAATTTCATCAAATGTCATATTTGTTGTATTTAAATCAATAACTTTTCTTTTCACATTATCATTTCCTTTCTATTCATACTCCCTTTGACCTAATGCAATTTTGATGTGAATTTGTTTGGGCATTTGTAATGCTTCACATATTTTTTTATAACGAACTTTATCAATCCTTGCATTGCCATTTTCATAATTACCGATAGTTGTTCTTGATATACCAGTAAGTTCTGCTACATATCTTAATGAATAACCACGTTTTTTGCGTTCTTCATATAGCATATCGCCTAATTTACGGTAAAAATTTCTATCGATTGTATTTTTCTTCATTCACTCTCTCCTTTCCATATTTTTTTGTATAAAGAAAACACTCATCGCCAATGATTTCTTGACTTTTAAAGTGTTTTAGTGGTACAATTAATGTACTACTTAACACATGTGCATTCTTATACATGTGTGATAAGTGGTGTGTAGCACACTTTTCTTTGAAGGAAAACCAAAAAGAAAGGCGGTGTTATTATGAAAAGTGGATTAATTACACTAATTAAAGCTATGTTTAATGGTTTTGCCATCAATACTGGTGATATATCTTTTAATAAGATTATCATTAAAAAGTAGCTCTTTAATTTTGTGTAGCACTTTTCAAATTGTTAATTTGAGAACGAGTCAAGTTTGGTCGCTGAGCTCGTTTTCTTTTAGTTTTAGGTGTGTAGTGCTTATACCTAATGATCTATAAGAACGATTTCCACACCACTTTATCACTTGTAAGATATCTTCTCTTGCTACCTTACATACACATAATATCAAGTTTTTTGGACTTTGTCAATATTTTTTTTTATTTTTTCAAATTTAATATAAAAATTGTTCATATTACTTGAATTATTATCACACTTTTATATGTTTTTATGATATAATTTATATATACGTAGTATATATAAAAAATTAAAAGGATGGTGATTCATCTGTTTGGAGATAGATTAAAAGAATTGCGTAAAGAACGTAATCTTACGCAAGAAGAAATCGGTGAACTTTGTGATGTTGGTAAAACAACAATATCAAATTGGGAAAACAATATAACTCAGCCACCATTTGATATTGTAAAAAGACTAGCCCATTATTTTGGTGTTACAATAGACTATTTGCTTAATTTTACACAAGAAGATATGGATAATATGGAAAGATTAAAACAAGCCCTAAAACAGGCTGGTATGTGGGATTACAGTATAGATGATATGTCTAGAGAAGATTTTGAAAAAGCAATGAAGATTGTAGCAATGTTAAAAGAAAAAAAAGACACTAACAAATAGTGCCTTTTTCATCTGCTAAAAAATACATAACTTCATCAAACAATTCTGTTTCTAGTAAATATAAATATAATTTTTTAAAACTCATAATATATCACAGTTTCCTTTCTTATCCTTAATAAACATTAGTACAAATACTGCAACATACTATGCTTACTCTAATGTTACCATATTTTTACAGTAAATTTTACTGGTAATTTTTTCCAATAAATAATAATTGATTTAGGTTCTTAAATATTATATAATAAATTTAAAATAATTTCAAACAAATGTTTGCCATTTGACATAAAAAAAATAAATGTTAATATAAACAACAATTTTAAAAGGAGATGATAATATGCCAGTATATGAAGAAAAAGAAAAAGTAAATGGGCAAAAAAGATATTACATTAGAACTTATATAACAGATGAATTAGGGAAAAAGAAACAAATAACCAAACATAATAAAGAATGGATTGGAAGAGATGGTTATTGGTTAGCATATCAAGAAGAATCAAAAATCAAAAGTAAAATTTTTTCAAATCAAAAAAATGCTAATTTTACAAATTTGGTAAATTTATTCTATAAAGAAAAATATAATAAAGTAAAAGAATCTACTTATATAAGTTATAAAGAAGTAATCAAAAATCAGTTATTTCCAGTGTTAAACAATAGAATTATAGATTATGATGCAGTTCTCGAATGGCACCAGCAAATGGAAAGAAGTGATCTATCAATAAAATATCTAAATAAAATAAATGCGGTATTAAAAAGTATATTAGATATCGGCATAAAATATCAAATATTTGAAAGAAACTATGTGAAAGACATAGGAAATTTTAAAGCAAGAGTTATAAAAGAGACAAGTCAAAAAGAAAAAATCAGATATATTACAATTGATGAATTTAATAAATTTATTAAAGTAATAGATGATAAAATGTGGTATTCTGTATTTTATTTATTATATTTCACAGGAATGAGAAAGGGGGAACTTCTTGCATTAACTTGGAAAGACATAAATCTTAATACTAACAAAATAAAAATAAGTAAGACTTATACAGATAGAACTGAAAATGGAAATTATAAAATAACCACAACAAAAAATTATAAAAGTAGAGAAATAGAAATTGATGTAAACACAAAAAAAGTAATTAAAGAATGGTTGGACTTTTCTATAAATAAGTTTAATACAACTACAAATTCTTTTGTATTTGGGAATGATAAACCAATTTCAACAACAACCATGACAAATAAAAAAAACATGTATTTTAAAAAAGCAGGTTTTACAGAACCTTTTATAACTATACATGAATTTAGACACAGTCATGTTTCATTGCTTGTTAACGAATATTTAAAAAGTGGAAATAAAGATATGACAAAGTTCTTTTTGATGATGTCCAATCGTATGGGACACACAATACAAGTTATGCAAGAAACTTATATGCATTTATTTCCAGATACCCAAGAAACAATAACAGACTTATTAAATAATTTAAATAAACAAGACCAAAAACAAGACCAAGAAAAATAAAAACCCTTATAAAATAAGGGTTAATTGGCTAATGGTCGGGAAAACAGGATTTGAACCTGCAACCTCATGGTCCCAAACCACGCGCACTACCAAGTTGTGCTATTTCCCGATATTGGCGCGCCCAATAGGAGTTGAACCCATAACCTTT